TGAATCACCCAGAAGGGCCGACTGTAAATTTAGATAAGGTTTCACATAAGATCAATGATCTCAAATTTGAGGGAAATGATGTTATGGGAAAAGCTCAAATATTGGACACACCAATGGGAAACATAGTTAAAGGGTTACTCGAAGGCGGAGTTCAACTGGGCGTTTCGACTCGTGGTATGGGAAGTTTGGAGCAACGTAATAACGCAATGTATGTAAAAGACGATTTTATGCTTAATGCTATAGACATAGTACAAGATCCGTCCGCACCTGGCGCTTTTGTTAATGGGATAATGGAAGGTGTAGAATGGGTCTGGCATAACGGTATTATAGAAGCTAAAACTATTGAAAAAATGGAGACTGAAATTAAGAAGGCACCACGCACTCGTCTGTATGAGACGCAAGTCCGTGAGTTTAAAAATTTCCTCTCGTTGTTAAAAACTAATAAAAATTAGGGAGTCACAAATGACGGAAAATAATATACCTGAAGATGATGTCATTGGCGATCTCCACGAAGAAGAGGAAATCGGCGTGGAAGAAGCTCATGATCCAGCCAATGCACCCAAACAAGAAGTAGACGCAGCTAAAAAAGCGTCGAAAGGTAAGGGTAAAGCACCGAGAGGTGGCAAAGGCACTGCTTCAGATAGTGGTAAAGGTGATTCTATGCAAAAAGTCGCGGTTCCAAAAGGTCAAGACGGAAGTATTGACGATAAAGGAGCTATGCCTTTTAAAGAAGGTCGTATGACTAAAGCTGGAATGATCAATGCTGCTTATCAGAAGATGAATACTTTAAACAAAGAAGAACTGACTAATCTATTCAATAAAGTTATGAATGAAGATTTAGATGACACTAATGACGCAGAAATAACTGAAAAACCAAGTATAGACGTAGATCACGACTTTTCATCTGATATTAACGCTTTAGTTAATGACGAAGCTACACTATCAGAAGAGTTTAAAGGAAAAGTTCAAACAATCTTTGAGGCTGCTGTTAACACAAAACTATCTGAGGAAATAGACAGACTTGAAGAGAAATACGAAGAGGAATTGCAAGCAGAAATTTCTGAAACCAAGAATGGGCTAGTAGATAAGGTGGATTCATATCTTAACTATGTAGTCGAAAATTGGATGGACGAAAACAAACTTGCTGTTCAATCTGGTCTCCGTACAGAAATTGCTGAGAAATTTATGAATAATTTAAAAGATTTATTCACAGAATCTTACATTGATGTACCAGAGTCAAAAGTCGACCTAGTTGACGAACTTGCCCAGGAAGTTGAAGAGTTAGAAGAACAACTTAACAACCAAACTGGTCAATCTATTGCTATGCAAGAGGAACTCGAAGGTTATAAAAGAGAAGCTGTAATTCGTGAGGCTTCAAAAGACCTAGCAGAAACTCAAATTGATAAACTAAAATCTTTAACAAATAATATTGATTTTGAAGATGAAGAAACCTTCATAGACAAAGTTAGTACTGTTAAAGAATCCTACTTTAAAAAGGGTGCTGTTAAGAGTGAAATCGGAGAATTAGAAGAAGATACAGATGATAATACTGTAGAAACTTCTGGTTCAATGGCCAACTATTTAACTGCGCTTAAATCTCAAATTAAAACTTAAGGGAGTCTAGAGATGCAAGCAAATACTGTATCTTACGATAAATTGATCGAGAAATGGGCCCCAGTACTCAATGAGGAATCTGCTGGCAAAATTAACGATCATCACAAGAAAGCTGTAACTGCAGCCGTACTTGAAAACCAAGAAATTGCTCTTAAAGAAGAGGGAATGCTTCAAGAAGCTGCACCTACTAATAACACAGCAAATGCGTCAAACTGGAATCCAGTTCTTATCGCACTTGTAAGAAGAGCTATGCCAAATCTAATGGCATATGATATTTGTGGTGTCCAGCCAATGACTGGTCCTACAGGCTTGATCTTCGCAATGAAGTCAAGATATAAGTCAACTAAAGCTGGTGCCAATAACAACGATAATAGTGGTAAGGGTACTGAGGCTTTATTTAATGAAGCACTAGTCGGATTTTCTGGCGACTCTTCAACATCAGGAAACGGTTCAAGAGGCCCATCAGGGTTATTTGGTGTTTCCGATACTGATGGTGACTCAACAATAGTTGATTCGGGCGGAACATATGCGCCTGTGACAGATGGTGCCGAAGGCGCTTATACAACAGCAGAAGCTGAAGCGTTAGGTGACGGTTCCGGTGAAGCATTTGCAGAGATGGGATTCACTATTGAGAAAGCGACTGTGACTGCAAAGTCCAGAGCTCTTAAAGCTGAATACACTCTCGAACTTGCACAAGACTTGAAGGCAATTCATGGTCTTGACGCCGAAACAGAGTTGGCTAACATTCTATCAACAGAAATTTTAGCTGAAATTAATAGAGAAGTAATTAGAACTATTAATGCTCAGGCAAAAATTGGTTGTAGACAAGCAAACATCAATACTAAAGGTTTATTTAGTTTAACTAATGATGCCGATGGTAGATGGTCTGTAGAAAAGTTCAAAGG